AGTAGACATAAGCAATACTCTAGGAAATACAGACCACGCTACTTGTTCACATTCAATAAAGACTGCGAAAAACATGATAGATACCGATGAGGATTACGCAGATAAAGTGGATAAGATTAGGTTTATTTTAGAAGAAAAGTAGTATATTCGTTTTATGAAGGTGTCCGACTTCATATTAAGAACTTTTTTATATCCTAATGGGGGGAGGTGCGGACACGCCAAACCCTATTAGGATTTTTATTTTATGGCAAAAGACCCAGCAGTGTTATTATATACAAACGATTTTTTAAGCGGAACTTATACAATGACTGACGAGCAAGTTGGTAAATTTATAAGATTATTGTGCTACCAGCATCAAAAAGGTAAACTTACTGAAAAGGATATGCAAAGCATATGCAAAGGATACGATGAAGATGTTTATGCAAAATTTCAGCTAGTAGATGGTTTTTATATAAATAAAAGAATGTATGAGGAAGCAGAAAAGCGTTCTAAATTTACAGAATCAAGAAGAAATAATGCCAGTGCTAAGCATATGCTAAAGCATATGGGTAACCATATGGAAAATGAAAATGAAAATATAAATGAAAATAAAAATAGAAATGTATTAATATATCCAAGTTCAGAATTTCAAAATTTATGGGAAGAATGGATTGAGTACAAAAAAGAAGAACATAAAGACAGATATAAGTCAACTAAGACAGAACAGAAAGCTATAAATAATTTAGTTAAATTGTCTGGAGGTTCTTTGGTTGTGGCTACTGAAATAGTAAATAATAGCATAGCAAATAAATATAAAGGTTTATTTGAAATAAAATACTATGGACAAAAGGTAGCACCTAAAAACAAAATAGAACAATATCAAGACTGGATTCAAAACGCTAAAGATTACATAAATGGAACAAATAACACTAGCGAAGCAGACAACACGTTTAAAAGATTGTCACTCTAATAAGGTAATAGACACATTAGCTAAAGGATTAATTATACTAGGAATAAAAGGAGATAAAGTCCCTAGTAAGCCAGAAATTACTTATATGGTAGATATGCTCCAGAAAGATTATGGAAATTTACCAATAGGAGAACTAGACCTAGCTTTTGAGTTAATGGCTAAAAATAAGCTAGATGAGAATCCAGAAACCTACCAGAACTTTTCAGTTCTTTACCTAAGCAGAATGATGGGTGCTTATGCTAGGTATGTTAGAGCAAACTACGTAGAACCTAAGAAGGAATTTATTCAGATAGAGCAGCCTAAACTAGACAACAAAGAAATGTTTGACTTTGCTCTGGATATTTATAAGAAGTCTAAAGACAAAAGATTTGATTCTATATTTATGGCTCTGGATGTTTTCAACTACATACTGAAAAATAAATTAATGGAATTTAATTATTCTGAAATATATAACTTAACTTTAAATAAGCTAAAAGAAAGGATAATAGATAGAGAATCTAAGAACAAAATAAACGAGATTCTAAGAGATGAAGACCAGCTAGAGAATATGTGCAGAAGGATGGCAGTTAAAATCTATTTTGATTCACTATAAAAAAAACACAATGAGTTACGATTTCGTTAGTATTGACAACAAAGATTCTGTAGTTTACAGAATAGCTACACTTCTAAAGAATAGGAGTGAAACTGGAATAAGGAAATACGGCACAACCTTAGACCGAACAGACCTTGAGGTTAAGCAATGGATAGACCATGCAATAGAAGAGGCTCTAGATTTAGCTTTATATTTAGAACGTATAAAATCAGAATTATGACTAAAGAAGAATTAGAAATATATGCAGATGAGTATATAGAAAAATTAGATGGCTGCATAAGATATATAATTAGACACCCAGTAATGTTAGATACATTTTCTTATAATAATGATGTAGTATGGGCAGATGAAATGACTTTTACAAATGATATTATAATATTAACCAAAAAAAATAAAATACAATATACTTGCTCAAAGCAAACTACAATAGAAGTACATGATGTAGATTATTTAAAAAGAGAATGGATGTTACAATACACAAAAGGTATAAAAGCAATGAACGAAATAGAAGAAAGAAAAACTAAAAATATATTTAAAAAAATATTTGGATTATGAAAATATCAGATTGCTGCGGTGCAGAAATGACAGAACCAATAATGGAAGACTACGGAATATGTCCAGAATGTCAAGACCATTGCGAATGGATAGATTACGATTCAGACGATGATTTAATTTATAATAACTTTTGCCACGAAGGAGGTATAAAATATGAAAACAGATAAGATAGCAGTAATGCTAAAGAAAAACCAAGAAAGACAAAATCTGCACTGGAGGATAACACCCAAAGGGAATTTATTTGAAGTTAACGGATTATGGTATGATGAATCTTTCCTAGAGCAGATGTTCCCAAAATATGAACTTTGCAAATACTTGAGCAAAGGAGAAAACCCAGACAGTAAATCGCTAAAATAAATCACATGAATTACGAAATGACAGACGGTAATGGTAACCGATTAGTTTTAGAATCTGGTAGACCAATGCCACTAAGACTATTTTTAAAAGGACAAAGACCTAAACTTATCGCACATTATAACCCAGAGCAAAAAATTTTAATACTCAAAAGAAATTCAGAAAGACACTACCATTATAAATCAAAGTCTTATGGTTTTAACTATGCTATTTTAGATAGCCTAGAGATTGAGCAAGTGCACTTAACAATAGATAAAGAAAGATTTAATATCCCATTTAAGGCTTTTGAATCAGCTAGGGTTTTAAACTTTAGCCAACAAGGATTTGAAGTACAAAAATTCCTACCAGTAGAAATAATTAGGAAATATGAGATGCAACTTGTGTAATAAACATTTTACAGTAACAATACATAAAAGCCAAAGAGGACTGGCTATTTGTCCTCATTGTGGTTATGACTGCAGCAGAATTAACGAGATATGCGAAGGCTCTACTAGAAAAGCAAGGCTACAGATTAAACAGAGTGAACAACATCCCAGTAAGAAGGAGGAAGGGAACAGTTGAAAAGGGATGGGCAGACCTTCAAGGTTATACTAGCGAGGGTATTTATGCAGCTATTGAGGTTAAGACCGAACTAGACAGATTAAGACCAGAACAGATAGAACGTTTAAAAGATGCTTTAAATTGTGGGGCAAAGGTGTATATTTGTACAGTAGATGAAAACAAAGAACCCTTATTAGTAGAATTTGCAAACACTCCGTTCTGATATCTTAGTAGAGTTTTGGCAGTCGCATGAGGTAAACGAAGCGATAAGCAAGATGCACCCCGTAGAACTCCAAGAAGAACTGAAAAGCGAATTGTTTTTAAGGATAGCAGAGATACCAGAAGAAAAACTTATAGACCTTTATCACAAAAAGCAGTTAAGGTTTTATATTGTAAGGATAATGTTAAACCTAATAAGAAGTACAGACCATAAATTCTATAAGAAGTTTAGAAACTTTGTGGAGTATGTACCGATTGAGGAAATTGAGAATGAGCAGGTTGATGTTAGTAATTCTGTAAGGGAGCACTATGAGTCTTTATACTGGTATGACCAAGAAATATTTAGGCTTTATACTTTTGAGTTTAACTGCAACGCTAAAAAGTTAAGTCATGCTCTAGGTATTCCTTATATATCGGTAGTAAGAACTATAAACAAAATAAAGAAAGAATTAAAAACCAAAATTAGAAGCAATGATTAAATTTTTACTATGGCTGGAAAATTACAGAATCTACTTAATGGAGAAATCTGGATGGGGCAAATTATAATCGCTGCAGTTTGTTTTGCAGTTTTCTTTGTAGACATTCACAGATTCTACGCTAAGTGGAAAATAAACTTTAAGCCATTTAACTGTGCTTCATGTTTGGCTTCATGGGTTGCTTTAGTGTTATATTTTTGCCCTACAATTATCGTAGATGTATTTTTTATAATGTTTGTATCTGGAGTAGCTGCACCAATAATTAAAATATTAATTGATATATTATGGAACAAGAGCACAAAGACTACCTAGAGCAAAATATAAATAACTATCATACCTGCCAGAATGGGTATATAAGAAACCTAGATATTCACCTTTTGAATATGTATGAACACATCTACCGAAAGTATCTAGACCCACAATTTGTTTTGACTAAATGGTGTTCGAGTTGTGTTATGGATTGTGTACAAAGGCTATATGCTTATTATCTATCACTTCCACAAGAGCAGGTTCAGACATTAGAAGAACCTAAAATAGAATTAAAGAAAAAAGGAAGACCGAAAAAATGAGAATACTAGGAATAACACAAAAACATAGCGGAGTTGGTTGGCACAGAATAATGATGCCCTTAACCCACATGACAAAAGACTATTGTCTAATTACTGACGTATTAAATGACGAAGTTTTAGAGAAGGGTTTTGATATTGTTGTTATTAATAGGATGCTCAATATAGAACCAGAGCAGATAGAGAAATGGAAAGCTAAATACAATTTTAAACTAGTTATAGACAATGACGACTACTGGAAGCTAGATGCTACTCACGTTCTTTATGAACGTTACATGAACGGAGATATAGCTAATAAGATAACAAACTATTTAAGGCTAGGAGATATAACAACTGTAACGCATGAAAGACTAGCAGAAGAAGTTTACCCATATAATAAAAACGTTCACATTATACCTAATGCTTTACCTTATGGGGATGAGCAATACCTAGACAAGAAAATACCTAGTGAAGTTGTTAGGTTGTTCTGGTCGGGTTCAGATACTCACCAGCATGATTTAAAAATATTAAAAGAACCAGTTAAAAGACTAACCAACTTACCTATAAAAATGGTAATGGCTGGATATGTTGATAATCACGTATGGGACACAATGGCTTATTATTTTAGTGCAGGAAGAAGATTAGATACTAAAATTTATCGGTATAACGATGTCACTAGATATATGGAAGCCTACGGGGATTCTGACATAAGCCTAATTCCTTTAGTAGATAGTAAGTTTAACTCAATGAAGTCTAATTTAAAAATCCTAGAAACGGCTGCAAAATTTAACCCTGCTATCGTTTCAGATGTTCATCCCTATAAGGATATGCCCGTTTTTTATGTAAAGAAACAAACGGACTGGTATAAGTGGATTAAACTTTTAGCTAAAGACAAATGGCTTAGAGAAGAATCTGGTTATGAGTTATACAAGTATTGTTATGACAATTTTAACCTAAGTGAGATAAATCAACAAAGGGAAAGCATTTATAGACAGTTATGCCAGTCACTAAATGCAGTTCGGGAAAATACAGAATAGGAAGCGGCTCATGTATTTATGAGACCGAAGAGGCTGCACAACGTGCTTGGTCAGCTATTAGAATAGCTATGGTAGATAGTTATAACGATTACCCACAAGCAGCTAAGGTAAACGCACAAAGAGCATTAAATATTCGTGACCAATATAAACTAGGATGCGGAACTGCAGTAGGCTGGGCAAGGGCTAACCAACTCGCTAAAGGCGAAAACATAACAAGGGAAACAATATCACGCATGGCTTCTTTTGAAAGGCACAGAGAAAATTCTAAGGGCGACCCTAGAAAAGACTGCGGTGCTTTAATGTGGTTAGCATGGGGTGGGGATGAAGGAATAGCCTACGCACAAAGAAAACTTAAAGAATTAAAAGGTGAGTAAATTAGAAGAACTAGGGATAAACATAGGTTTATCTATTGCAGGTTTTTTTGGTTCAGTCTTTTTTATAGAGAAAGGAAAAGACTTAAAAGAAACTTTAGTAGCTATGTTTGGCGGAGTAGCCTCTGCAAATTACTTAACACCAGTAGTTTGTGACTGGTTCGGAATAGATAAAATTAACCACCAATTTTCTGTAGCCTTTTTATTAGGCTTCATGGGTTTAAAGGGAGTTGAAAGAATCGTACATAAATTATTTAACCAAAAATCAAAAATATGAAAGAGTACTTTCAGAATCTAAAGACAACCATTTTCGGTGCTATTGCAGGTCTTCCAATTTTAATTGAAGGACTTATGTCACAAAACTGGGAAAGAGCCTTAGAAGGTCTAGGAATCCTTTTAGTCGGAATCTTTGCGAAAGATGCCAAGTGATAAAATCACCATAGAACGAATAGCACTGCTTCATCCCAAATTAAGGGATGAGGCTTTAGCTATTTATGATGAGATTGTAAAAGCGTTAGGAAATCACGTCATGTGCAGATTCACTGCAACCTTGAGAACTTTTGCAGAGCAGGATAAATTATTTGCACAAGGCAGAACTACTAAAGGCTCAAAGGTTACTAATGCTAGAGGTGGGCAATCATACCATAACTATGGTTTAGCTTTAGATATAGTTTTAGTTTTAGATAAAGACAAAAATGGAACTTTTGAAAGTGCAGTATGGGATGTAAGAGGCGACTTTGATAAAGACGGAAGAGCAGACTGGATGGAAATAGTTAATATATTTAAACAATACGGATGGGAGTGGGGCGGTGACTGGAAGTTTTATGATGCTCCACATTTTCAAAAGACATTCGGATATTCAGTTAGACAGTTGCTAGATTTACATAATAAAGGTAAGGTAGACAAGAACGGATACGTTCTAATATGAAAATAGGAAAACTAGTTAAAGAATATTTAACAACCTATCCAGATTTAAAAAATTATACTCTAGCAAAAAAAATATTTGCAGAGCATAAGATATCTAATCTAGAAAACATCCGTAAGGCTATAAATTATTATAGAGGTTCTAATGGTAATAAATCTAGGAAAAAACTAGCAGATAAAACCTACCAGAAACCACTAACTTTTGACACTAGAAATTCAAATATGGAGAAAATTAATACTAGTGCTAAAGTCCTTATCCTAGATATAGAAACTGCTCCGATATCTGCTTATGTTTGGGGTATCTGGAATCAGAACGTAGGAACGCATCAGATACAATCGGACTGGTTTTGTTTGACTTGGGCAGCTAAGTGGTTGTTTGAAGATAAAGTCTATTCTGCTAAGTTAAAACCAAAAGAAGTCCTAGAGCAAAACGATAAACGAATTATAGAAGGAATCTGGCGGCTAGTGAATGAGGCTGATATAGTTATAGCCCATAACGGGGAAAAGTTTGATATGCCGAAATTAAACTCTAGATTCATCATCAACGGATTGAATCCACCATTACCCTATCAGCAAATTGATACTCTTAAACATATAAGAAGGCAGTTCGGGTTTACTAGCAACAAGCTGGACTATGTAAATAAACTTTTAAATCTAGAACGAAAAAAAGAAACTAACTTTGAATTGTGGGAAAGGTGCATGAAAGGTAATGCAAGTGCATTGTCTGAAATGGAAGATTACAATGTGCAGGATGTTCGTATCTTAGAGGAGACATATTTACTGATAAGAGCATGGATAAAACCACATCCGAACATGGGGTTATTTATCCTAGACGAGAAGGAACACAGATGCCCGAATTGTGGAAGCAGTGACCTAGAAGTTATGGGTAAGAATTATAACACTACTGCGAATGTTTATGAGTTAATGAGATGTAGTAATTGTGGAGCAAGTTCTAGGAAAAGACTAGGAGCAGCTAACATAAAACAAAAAAGACACTTACTAATTTCTACAAAATGATACCAAAGAAATTCAATAAAATGAATATACAAGAACAAGAAGTTTTTCTATTAAATAAGTTGCAGGATTTGTATATCAAAGAAAAGATTTATAGGAAGGCACTTGCTCAAGTTAGAAGGAATGTAAAAGTAGAGATTGCAGAAATAGACAGACCAGACGAAGCAATTTTAAAAAGTGAGAATTAAAGTAAAATACAAAGATTTGCGTAAAGACCGAGTATGGGGTTTTGCTGATTCAGTCGGAGTGATTGAATTAGATAAATCTTTAAAAGGAAAAAAGCATTTAGAGATACTTCTACATGAAGTTTTGCATTTACTTCTTCCCGAAGCTGAAGAAGAAGAAATAGTAAAAAAAAGTGTAACTTTGTGCAATACACTCTGGCACGAAAAGTACAGAAGGGTTGACGATAAAGAAGGTATACCATTACAAGACGGCTCACTATGAGAAAGCACACTAAGATTTATTTGGACTACTTTGGATACGGCAAAGAAGATTTTATTTCATGTGAGATATGCGGAAAACGAGCAGTAGACATACATCATATAAATGCTAGAGGTATGGGAGGCAGTAAAGATAAAGACACAATAGATAACTTAATGGCAGTTGATAGAGAATGTCATTTGAAGTACGGAGATAAAAAAGAGTACATGGATTTTCTAAAAGAAAAGCATCAACAATTTATAGATAGCTATGGAAAGTTCTACTAACTATATACATCCTACTGCTATTATTTATGATAACGTAGTTATGGGAGAACATAATTATATTGGTGCTTATTGTATTATAGGAGCACCTGCAGAACATAAAGGTAACTGGGGTACAACAAGCGACATAGTAGTTATCGGTGATAATAATGTATTTACAGGATTAGTAACTATTGACGGAGGAATGGATGACGTGACATACATAGGAGATAACAATTTCTTTATGAAAAATACGCACATCGGCCACGATGTACAAGTAATGGATAACGTTGTTATAAGTTGTGGAGCAAAGATAGGAGGTCATTCAATTATAGATTCAAACGTAAACATAGGATTAAACGCAGTCATTCACCAAAGGCAATTTATTGCTAAAGGTTGTATGATAGGTATGGGTTCAGTAGTTACTAAAAAACTAGTAACAGAACCTTATACTAAATATGCAGGTAATCCAGCTAAATACTTAGGACACAATGAAAGCGGCAATCGTACTTCTTGATTATCTAAGACATCAACATACTGCACAGGCAGTAGCTAGTTTTCCATTAGGAAACTACCCTTATGATATGTTTACTATTGATAAAAAAGGAATAGCTGCAGCACTAAACGAGGGAATAAGAAAGACTAAAGACTATGACGTTGTTGCTTTTTGTGGGAATGATATAGTAATGCCTAACAACTGGCTTCTTATGGCAGTAGAGCATATACAAGCAATACCAGAAACTGGAATGTGTGGGATATATTGCGTAGAAACTCTACCAAAGACAGAAGTAATAAACGGAATAGAAGTGCATCCTACTTGGGCAACATTCGGAAATGTTATTATACCTAGAAAAGCAATAGACACAGTAGGATATTTTAACGAAGCCTATGACCCTTACGGGATGCAGGATAGTGATTACGGACTAAGACTAACCCAATTAGGATTTAAAAGTTACTATATAAAAGGTTTACAAAGCCAACATATAGGGCATGACGTAGGAGAACAGACCGATTATAGAAAAATGAAGGATGATGGATTAAACAAGGCAGGAGAAATCTGGTCAGAGTATACTAAACTATACCAAGAATCAAATAACTATACAATATTTTACGATGAGTACAGTAGGTAGACCAACAGACTATAAACCAGAATACTGCCAGATGTTAATAGACCACATGAGTGAAGGGTATTCTTTTGAGTCTTTTGGGGGAATTGTTAGTGTTTCTGAAAGAGTTTTATACGATTGGGAAAAAGCACATCCAGAATTTCTGCACTCCAAAGAGATAGGCACACAAAAATCTATGGTATGGTGGGAGAAAATAGGTAGAAGTGGAATGATTAACGAGATACCATTTTTTAACGATAGAATCTGGAGGCTTAACATGATTAACAGATTTAGAAGTAAATGGAGTGATGGTACTAAGAATGAAAATAACGATAAAGTAAAAACAGAAATAGTTGTTAGATACGAAGGAGATACCGATAACG